TGATGTCTTCGGGCCGCGTGCCTTCACCGTAGCGCACCCAAATGCGGTGGGTAATCTCTTCATCGATCTGTTTGCTGCCCCAATAAGCGACACCAGACACAGGCGCAATCTTTGCCCACCGGCTAATGCCGCAATCAAATGTTTGGTCAATACCAAAGGCAGCATTGGCCTGGTCTTGCCACTTGCGAATAACCACGCGGCGATTTAACTCGCCCGTCTCAGGCCAGCGGATAGGGATGGCGGTGGTCACTGCGAAACGAAACGATAAGGGTCTAAAATGCGATCGATAAACGGATTTTTGCTGACCATGCTGCCAGGCGCATTAATCAATCCGCCGCGGTAACTGTAGCGAGTCTCCACAGTTAACAATAACCACGATAGGATGGCTCCAGGTATTTCTCCCTGGTTTTCATTTAGACCTAAAGACGCAATGAAATTCAACCCAGCACCATTGTCAACCAAGTCTATTGCCGCCCCTCCAGCTGTTGCTGCCAGCTTGTAAACACCAGGGGCAACGACTGACTGAATGTAATAATCGGTCTTAGGCTTTAATGGCCTGGGTAATAAGCCACCGGAATTACTCACCCTAACCACCGACCCAACAATCAGCGAAGGCCAGTTGGTTGGGCTAATGGTATCGGCAGTAAAATCCACAAAAAACGGCGACACGTAGCCTGCGCTGAAATTAATCAACACCGAGCCTGATTGCGGTTGTGAAATAGGCCAAACATTGCCGAACACCGGCACCACAACGCCACGATCACCAGGCTCGTTAACCACATAAGTGGACGGTGACACCGTCTTGGTGCTGCCGTCCAATGCTGTGTATTGAATACTGGCAACCTCAAGCAAGGGCGCAACCGGAAGCTCAATCGCACACTCAGGGAACTCATCCAGCATATATTGAAAACGCGCAGCTATCAATTGCCGCTGCGTCTCGATAAACGCGCCATTGACTGCTTCTGCCAGGTAGATGTCGATCAGATCATCATCATCCGCCAAGTCTACCCGCAAATGCCGCTTAACCGCACTCAAGTGCAATGGATGCGCCGTTGGCGGCGTTAGCATAACTAATGGCATGTTATCGATTCAATTTGATGCAAATTTTAACTAAGCAACCACTTGTACAACAGCCGCCTGATTCGCTGTATCTGCTGGCAAATTGCGCGGGAAGCCCAACAAATCAGCTGAAATCAAGCTGGCTGCAGTACCAACGGTAATGGTTAAACGAACAAATGAAAAGCTGGCATTTGTGTCTAATTCTTGTGGACGCAAATTAATGAGCGCTTGCTTGTTGTCGCCTGTTGCTTTGACAATCTGGGTGATGGCTTTACCGGTAATGTCTTTTGCACCAGTACCAGCACCGTCTGTCGCTTGCTGTAGTTTGGCATCAACGGTAGCAGACGCACCCAACACACCTGTATTAACGATTGCTAGCAACATGTGCAAGTTCTTAACCGATACCCAGCCTGTCGATACTGCACCGGCAGCCTGACTGACCGGAGCAATATTGGCAACTTGCGCCAATGCCTCGGATATTCTGTTGTTTGAAAACATAAAATGACTCCTGAATATTTAATACAAAGAAAATTATTAACGCGCTTCCAGTTGGATAAACGGCGACAGCGTGTTAGAACCCTTCGCTTGCGACACCGGGGCAACAATCTTCGGTTGAGCATCCACTCTAAAAGTTGACCTAAATGCCGTGGCGTCTGCGTCAAAATACAAATGGATAGACGTATCGGTCTTAACGCCGCCAGCTTTAGTGATTGAGCGGATATAGTACGGGTCAATTAAGCTAAGATCGCCTTGCGATGAAAAGGCAGGTGAATGTTGGCTGACCATGATAGGCCTGCCCATTAGCGTTCCGTATGGGTTTTGCTGAGCACCCATATTAGGGGCCATATAAATCGGATAGTTACCTAAAGTCAGCGTAAAAATAGCAGGTAACGCATCGGGAGTGATCAACCAAATGGCGCGGGCATAGCTGCCTGGCATTAAACGGGCAATCATTTTAGCGATGTTGTTGATCACAATAGTTTGCGTGGCTTGGCCTGATTCTTTGGTTTGCATAACCAAAGCGCCTGAGTTGAACGCGCCTAATGGCTGACCATTACCGCTGCCGAATAACAAAGCTTCATTAGTTTTCCAACGAATGGAATCTGCCACTTTACTGGGCAAATAAGAGTCCAGTGCGCTTTGATCGGCTATCAGTTCATCAGTCAATGGCACCAAGGCCATCAATTTGTTGAGTCGCAAAGTAGCCGCTTCCAGCTTTGGCTTGGTAGCCGTCGCTAATGAAGCCTCGTTTTGCCAATACGCCCTTACGCCATCCGTACCCCAAGGAGTAGTGACATCCTTTGGGAAAACCATGGAGTTACTGCTAATGTCGATGTTATCCGTCATTGGCAATAATGAGTCTTCAGTCAAAGACAGGGTAAATATTTCACGACTATAATCGGGCGGCACTAAAAAACCACCATCAACACCTGAACCCTCATTGCCATACACGCCAGGCGCGGCAGCACCAATAGTTAAGCGTTGATCGATACCACCACCACCAACACTGGCTGACTTGACTGCTTGGGCAAATTCGCCAAAGCTTTTAAAACCCCGCTTGCCGTCTTTTTCAGCGTTGTCAGTCACTTCGATGTACTGCACACCAGCACCGAGGCTAGCTTCTTCAGCAATCAACGCATTTTCACGATCAATGGCTGCATTAACAGTCTTTACTTGCTCACTGATTGCATCAAATTGTTTAATTTCATCTTCGGAAAAATCCCGCGCCTCAGTTTCTGCTAAATCAGTCATGGCGCGGGCGGATGCGACCAATCCGGCCTTTTTAGCCTGAAGATCGCGCAGTTTTTTGCTGGTACGCATATATATTACCTCTACGTGTAAATATGCCCGCTCACGCGGACGGGGATAATCCGCCAAATGGCGGGCATAAAAAAAACCGCCGAAGCGGTTAAATGTTAACTAAACAGAGTTCACCGGCAACAACACCGCATACACAAACTTAGCGCCACCTTGCAAAGTGACAACCAGCTTTATTTTGTAGATAACGCCATGGGTGCCATTTTGAACAAGCACAGTCAATTGGCTGGCAGTAAAGCTAATCGTGCCCAGGATGTTGGCTGGGTTTGAATCATTGCCCTCATAAACGCTGGCTGTAGCAGTAACGGCGGTAATTACCATCGTTGGGTCGCTGACTTTGCCGACTAAAGGGATAATCGCCGCGGGGTCTTTGGCTGGCAGTTGTTCGGGGAAATCGATATTTCTCATAAATAGAACTCAACCGCCATGGTTTTATCTGGTAGCGCCAGCTCGTAGCATTGGGTGCATATTTCCAGGCTATATTCTTGCTTGGTAATCTCGAATAGATAGCGTGACCAATCAACGATAGTACCTCCAGCAACAGAGGCAACAATAAAATCATTGATAGCCATGCTTTCGGCAATAGTTACCGATAGATTGCCAATGCTCGCCGTTTGGCTATTACTTATGGCAGCGCTTTCTGTAACCGCTGCCGTAGATACCTGGCTACTGTTACTACTATCCGTTACTGCTAGCGTTTCAGCAACGGTTGCCACAGCAACCATCGCAGCGGCTTGGCTATGGGTAATGGCTGCCGACTCAGAAACGGTAACAGAAGCACTTGCCGTTGCCGTTTGGCTATCGGTTATTGCTGTCGTTTCAGAAATCGAAACGTTAAAGTTGCCGCCAGAAACGCTGGCAGATTGGCTATCAGTAATTGCACTGCTTTCAGCAACCGTGGCAGTTGCCGTTAAACTGGCACTTTGGCTATCAGTGAGCGCTACTGTTTCAGCAACGGTTGCCGCCGCGCTCATGGTTGCGCTTTGGCTATCGGTTATTGCTGTCGTTTCAGCAATTGAAACGTTAAATGTACCGCCAGAAACGCTGGCAGACTGGCTATCAGTAATTGCACTGCTTTCAGCAACCGTGGCGGTTGCCGTTAAACTGGCACTTTGACTATCAGTTATTGCTGTCGTTTCAGCAACGGTTGCCGCCGCGCTCATGGTTGCGCTTTGGCTATCAGTTAGTGCTGTCGTTTCAGCGATTGAAACGTTAAAGTTGCCGCCAGAAACGCTGGCAGACTGGCTATCAGTAATTGCACTGCTTTCAGCAACCGTGGCGGTTGCCGTTAAACTGGCACTTTGACTATCAGTTATTGCTGTCGTTTCAGCAACGGTTGCCGTAGCGGTTAAGCTGGCACTTTGGGCATGGGTTATTGCCGCCGTTTCAGCGGATGTTGCGCTGAATGAACCAGCCGCTCCAGCAGGCGGTATAGGTAAATCGGCGGCAAAAAGCCCTGTATTTACTAAAGCACTATCAAACCAACCGACTGCTGTTAATAAATTACCGCTATTTTTGCGGCTTCTTTTAATCATTAATAATCGGAGTTAAGGCTTTGTGTTAGTACTTCCATCGCAACGGTTGTCACTGTGATGTTTGCCGTCCCGTTAGACATTGCCATTTCAGCCGCCATAAATGCGCCGTTACTCGGCAAGTTACTGCTTATGGTTGAATCAACCAGCAGCGTGTTATTGATCACATCAATCAATGCGTAAGCAATAACACCACCATTAGGTGCGGCATACATATAGAAATCAAATAACTGGTTAGCCGCCAAGGCAGACAATAAAGTGATTGGCGTTTTAACCGCCACACCAGCGCTGACACTGACCAAATTTAGCACGGTTGCCGCTTCTGTCGTATCGTGCCATAAGCCTATGCCATTACCCGTTAATGTATCTGAGATAGCATAACCAACAGTTGAATCATTAACACCAACAAACAAACGCACGGTAGCAGCAGGCCACAAGCCTATGGAAAACCGGCAATGGAAATCAAAGCCACCTAAGCCAGCGCTGTTACCACGCCAGTAACGCTTTTCACCACTGCCGACCCGCAAGCCTAAAAACTGGTTTGTCGTGGTAACTACGTTAGCAAATCGCGTTCTGCGTGACTGGTTTAAAAGCGCGGGTGCTGTAGTCGCTGGCTGGGGATGTGATACCGTACCGCCACTCACCCAGGTGGTACCCAAGTTTAAGCCGACGGTTGTCGATGCACCTGGCAAATAAAATGACCAGCTGCCGGCGCTCAGTTTTTCTTGAAGCAGCGTCTCGCGGTTGGCTTGGTCGATAAAACTAGGTCTTAATCTGCCCGCCCGTTTCCTGGCAAATATTTTTAGGGTATCGGTGTCAGCATTAAGGACCGTTGCCGATGATGCAACCGCCGGTAACTGCTGAACGTTTGCCAAAGATTGTGGCTTTTCTAAACCATCTGCCCCATAAACAGTCCATCGGCCCGTTTCATCAAATTCAAGCCGCTCACCCGGTAGGAGTGTGCTTTTATGCTTGATCGCCGTGTTAGTGCCATCAAATTGATCGATAACAATTGCGTTAGATACGGTTGCATGGTTGTTAAACACATTAACCTGTTTAATGTTCCTAGCAGTGGCAGCGGCTGGAGCCGACACAATAGTCGTTGTGGTTGCGGTAGCAATACTTGCTATCGTGCTGCCGCCCGCTGAAAAACTGGACGCATTACTGGCTGGTATAGGTGCATCCACATAACTGTGGGTAACTTCTATATCCCCAGCAGAGCCGGTAGTAAGCCGTAATACCGTGGTGGTGGTTGCCAGATTTAACATTAATTTTCCAGTTACGCAGCTGGAGCTGAATCAGCTGATTGCTTCAATTCAATTTCGCTTTCTTTGAAATAACGGCTTTGCGGATTGCCATCACCATCCAACCACTCAATTAAATATTGGACATCCCCAGTTTCCTGATCGACATCAAATTTAGTAACCTCCCCAGTGATAACAGGGACTATTTGTGCGACTGTGTCGCCTTTTTTGAAAATTGCCATAAGGACACCGATTAGGTTAACGTGCTGGAATAGGTGACTGACAACGTGTTACCGTTAACAACAGGTTGGTTGCCGCCCGTAAAACTGCCTTCTGAATATATGGTGCCTGTTGTGCCACCCTTGGTATTGACGCTGATCAAAAATGTACCAGCAATCGTCGCCGTGGCATTGATGTTAAACACCGCAGCGGCTGAAGTGGATTTGACGCCGCCTGACGCTGCACTGAAGGCCGGAGCAACCCGCGTGGCGTTGGAATAAACCGTGCTTTCTGTCCAACCCGCATGGGATGCAGAAGTATCTGCCGCGTTGAATGTCGGCGCTGATGCCCCATCGACCAAGCCCATAAACCAAGCGGCAGTGTAGGCACTGCCTGCCAACACCGTATCTAAGGTAAAGTTTTTGCCAACCGTAGGAACGAGATTAACAACATCATCCTCCCATACCAAGTTGCCCTCGGCATCATGGCACTGAACGTGGTAATAACCATGAACCTCCATGCTTTCCGCTATACCCATGCCAATACCGGCACGGCTGTTGTCGCCGATCTTGGCAACGCTGTTAGAATCACTCATGCTTGCACCTTAAAAAGAAAATTAATTCCAGTTTTTTGGGGATTGGGAAAACCGGAAAACCCCTGGAGATTAAATTGTTAAGCGGTTAAATCACAACAAAGCCAGTTCTCGTTTAGCACCAGCTAATTTTGAACGTGTGGGGGCGGATGCCATCATCATCTTATCGACCAAGGCATCGTAAGCTATTACGCCATCGATCATTTTTTCAGCCAATGCCTCGGTTTCGCCCAACACGCGGCCTTGACCCATGCCAGACTTGACTTGCGCAGCGGTAACACCACGACCACGGGCAACAGCGGCAACAAATGCGCTGTAATAATCATCCACCCTTGCTTGGATTGCCGCCTTTGCTTCATCGCCCAAGGGTTCTATCTGGTTGCCTTCGACCTTGTACTTGCCTGCACTGATCAGAGTCATCTCAATGCCCATATCTTCTAAATATTTACCTAGATATTGATGCGCTGTATACACGCCAATGCTGCCCACTTCGCCGCCTGGGGCAACATAAAACTCGCTGGCTTGTGAGCCTAACCAGTAAGCAGCACTGGCAGACAGGCTGTTGGCTATAGCTACGACTGGCTTTTTAGCCCGTGCTTGATAAATTTCATCGCCCACTTCAACCATGCCATAAACACTCCCACCTGGGGAATCTATATCTAGCAGGATTTGCGACACGGCAGAATCATTGGCGGCAGATTTGACCGCTCTGGCAATGTTCATGGTCGATGTACCGCCAGAACCCGAAATATCTTGCGGCGGGCGCTGGGTAATGACCCCATAAACAGGAATAACCGCCACCGCGCCGGATTCTGGCTGTTGGCGTTGACGGTTGCTTCGCGCTTCTTTGTCTTGGTCGATTTGGTCACGGATTTCCGCCGACATCGGCTCATCCAATGCCCAACGGGTCAATACGCCCGCCATCAATGACAGATAATCAGGTGTCAATGCCCACGGGGTGGAGGCGAATTCGGCTAGGAGCAGGTTGCGGCGCATATCAGTTATCCTCTTTGGGTTTGGTTTTGCCAATCGGGTCGGCTTCGGCATCGTCTTCGTCTTCCGCTTCGGATTCAGGCACCATGTTGAGCGGTCGCAAGGGTTCGTCAAGACCGTCTATTGGATTTAGGTTTTCAAATTCCCTGGCCTCATTTCTAACCAACCAACCATCCAGGATACCGTTATGGTATAAAGTTGACCGGGCCTTGGAGTCGCCGCGCAACAACACGCTAAAATCATGCTCGACGCACAAGTCGGCATCTTCTTCCAGTATCAGATCAGCCTCAATACCCGCTTCAAAGCGTTCGGCGATCGGGGTCATGGTGTAGGTGACAAATTCAAGCGATTGTTGCTCAATGTTGCTAAACGTGGCTTTGTCCAAGCTGCCAATAAAATGCGGCGGTACGCCATACAGCCTTGCGATGTCTTCAATGCTGAATTTTCGGCTTTCTAAAAACTGAGCATCGGAGTTGCTGACCGTCACGGGGTGGAATTTCATGCCCATGTCCATGATTGCCGCCTTGCCACGGTTTTCACCGGCTTGCATTTCTTGCCAGGATTCCCTAAATTTGCGTTTTGCCTCGTTGTCTTTGAACGTGCCTGGGTATTCTATCCAGCCACCGGGTCGGGCATCGTTGGCAAAGAACTTTTTGCCGTAGTTTTGCTCGGCTAAGGCCGAACTGACAGTGTCCCGAGCCACTTCAATTGGGTTATAGCCCTGGTAAATGTCCGGTGCCAAGCCTTTGACGTGCCAGACTGACTCACGATTGACGATCTTGGTCGTACCGTCCTTGTAATTAATCTTCCAGTTATAGTCGCCGTTGGTCTTGATCTGGATGCTGATGGCATCTGGATGGATGGGCAACAGCTCTGTAATTTGGCCTTTTCGGTCGGTAATAATGCTATTGTAGGCATTGCCGCGTAGGGCAATGTGGCATTGCATCATTTCCCGCCACTGAAATGCGTTTTGGTAGCGGTTTGGTTTGACTGCCAACAGGCGATAAAGCCAATGGTCAGTCACTAGTTCTTTTTTGCGCCCGTTTTGACGGTAAAGCCGCGGCGGTAAGATGGCAAATGACTTTGATAGCACGGCGACGCAGGCATAAACCGCCGTAACCCGCATAGCAGTGTCGGGCGTGACCCGCGCCATGCCGTTTTTGCTGGAAACGTCTTCAAACCAGAAATTACTATATGGCGACCGGTCTTCGGCGGCGTTTATCTGGGTTAAAAACATTATTTACCCCTCAAAACGACAAATAAGCCGATAAAATTTAACAACAACAGCACCCAACCGCTGACCATTAGCCCACTGTCCAGCCCATAATGGCGTATTGCCCCAGTACTGACCAGCAACCAGCCAAGCAGGTTGGCAATGTTATAAACAATCGGGTTCAATCAGACCGCCATAAATTCGTAATCGGAATCAATAACCGGGTATTTTTCAACCTGGATGAGGTTGCAGCCGGTTGCCATCACGGCTGCCACAATGCCGTCGATACGGCCTGTGCTTTTGTTTTTGGCGGGCTTGCGGTTGCCTGCCGGGTCTTCTGCCATGACCGTGTTAGCAGCGCACCAAGTCATTACAGGATTGCCGTTATGTTTTTGCTGACCACTGATCAATCTGCTTTCGAATAAATCAACTGCTGGAGCCATATCCTTGAATCCTTGCCCAAAATCAGCAAATTCGATGTAAATGCCTTCATTTTGTGCCATGGTTTTTAAATCTTCGATGCGCCAACGGTCGTAAGCGACCAGTTCCAAGTCATATTCACTGGCTATTTCAGCCAATCTGGACAACACAAATGCCTTATCGATAGCCTTACCGGGCGAGGTTTCCAGCCACCCGTCTCGTACCCAAGTGAGGTAATCAACCCCGTCTTTGTCGCCTTTTTCTTTTAAGCCTTCTTTTGGTACCCAAAATGTGGGCAATAGCCTCCAATAAGGGTCTTCTTCGGTCGGCTCAAAGTTTAAGATCAATGCTGTGAGGTCATGGGTGCTGGACAAATCCAGCCCTGCCCAACAGCGGCGACCATAAAGCATGTCCGTC